CGTAAATGTTATTTATAGATTTGCGAATAACATTTTTGGACTGTATAGGACCATAAAAATTAATTCTCATATCAAATGATAGAGTGTATAATATAGTCCTTCTTTGCTCTAGAGCTCCTTCATAATCATCTGCGAAATCTACTCCGTTAAGAGCGATAGGAACATCTTCTTTTATATCAGGATACTCAGCAAAAGGTTTTAGAGTTAGTGTATATTGCGGATTAAAGTATGGTAAGACTTGCTCTACTACCTGGAGAGCATCATCTTGATTTTTTGCATATATGCTTAACTGAAAACCTAAATTGTACGGAACATACGAATAAAACATATTTCTATGCTCTACTGTAGTACCTGCCTGCTGAAAATTATTTGTCTTTTGTAGTTGCCTTCCTTGATCATATGATATAGAAGTAATCTCAAAAGACATTCTAGGTAGCTTTAAAGCTACTTTAGTGTCATTATATAAATCAGCATTTTCTCTAATACGTTCTAAAAATTTACGTCTAGGTGCATATGATAGAGGAACCTTAACTTGCGAAATAACCTGATTAGAAGAATTCTTACGAATGACATAAATGTTGTTAAAGAGAGCACCAAATACTGCTACACTCTTTCTTAACCGTTCATGATAGAAATGATTACCAAGCATAATTAACCCTTGTATATCTTCTGTAGATAGTCTTCAAACTCTTCTACCTTAGTTAAACGGTTTGGCCAGAGAATATAATCTTTCTCTGGATTCTTCTTTAAGTTATTCAAAAGCGGTACAATGGCATTGTATAAGCTATTTAGCCTATCTTCTACAGAGGTAGCTGCAACAGTTACTTTTTGAACAGCTTCTAACTCTTCTTCATCTACAGCAGTAAATCCAAAATCAAACATTTCAGCCACTAGGATCACCGAATGGATTGGATTCTGTAAAGTCTAAGAACCCATCCCCTATTGTGTCAAAGTCAGTATTCTGCTCATTACTTGATATCTGATTATCTTCTGTAACTAATGTAACAGTAGCCACTGAAGTAAGACTTGTTATCTGCGTGTTCGTAGTAAATGTATGATAAAGTCCATCACTAGCACCAACATGAATAAGTCCTAAGATATTATCTGAATCAGACCACTTAGATATCTCTCCCTGCATTGTGACACCAGTAGAGAAGGTCTGAGTAGCTGTCTCTCCAATAATAAAGCCATTGCTAGCACTATCTAATGTGAGTAGATATTCATAAGCATATGCTCTTTCAATAACATCTATTGCATCGATACCTGTATCGAGATCTTCATCGTTATATTCAAACAATTCAGTTCTAAGTTTATATGTTGGAAGATTGCTTAGCTGGTAGAATGGCTGCTCATGCTCAACTTGCATAATTTGAAATAGCTTATTTGAAAGCGGTAGATAGATTAAATCACCTTCTAAAGGTCTAATACTACTAAGTTCGTTATCATATCTTGCGACTGAATTAGCCCAACGCTTTCTTGAAACAATAAATGTAGCTTGATCTCTTATCTCTACTCCAAACTTAGTAAATAAGTCTCCCTCACCGTCAAACCCTTCTACATTTTCGATGTACATTTCAATCTTATATGATGAGTTAAACCTTGAAGGGACATCGTCTCCTAAGATTCTATCTTCATTAACAATATCTCTCGGAAGGTAGTATACATCTTGACCATAGATTTTTAAAGACTCAATGATAATATCTTCATATAAATCTTGCTCAGATCTTACCTTTTGACTGAAGTAGTGATTAGTTGCCATAATTTACCCCATAAAGAAATCAACAGGCACTTCATGCTCTAATCTGATTCTTTCTCGTAGCTGAGCTATTTCTTGTGTAGCATCCTCAAAAATCTGTCTACCATTAAGCTGCACACCGCCCGGCAATACCATACCTTCAAACTTGATAAGGTTAGATCCCCATTGTTGTTTGATAAGAGCAGTTGTATACTCTTTTAACCACATATCGTTGTAAATACTATTATGTGAAGATCCGCTTATAATCTGATAGCACTCAGCAACTAAATAATCACCTTCTTTAATATCACCATCAGAGAAGTCACCGTGAATATATAGGCGATTCTGATTACGTACATAATTGACTTGAGGGTTACCTGTTAGCTTCATGTCAAGTAATGACAGATATTGTTGCATTTGCTCATAATAACCTAGATCACCGATAAAAGAATGAAGATCAGCAATATCATTGAGATGCATCTGATATTTAATATCAAAGAAGTTTCTACCAGCACTTCCTGATGGAATTCTAAATAATCTTTGAACCTGAATAATATCAGCTGAGATATCGATATATTCGTTAGTTACATTACTAGCTGTTACTTGATGCTTGAAAAAGGTTCTGTACGTAGCTTCTGAATGAAACTCTCTAAAATGCTGTAATGACTCATCTAGACGATCTTCTAATTGATCTGGATCAACATTAATTTCAATAACTGGTTCCCCTAATCGGCGAAGACAATATTCAATTAGAGTTGCTCTTGATGTAGGGACAGCCATATGATATTCCTAAATTACTTGATACTATTTATAATATTAACAGTATTTATAATAAAAAAAATGGCAGCCGAAGCCGCCATTTAAAATAGTATAGCTGTTATTTACTCTTCTGATTCTTCTTCCGGTTTTAACGATTCTGTAAGAGCTGCGCTAAAAACTCGTTGGGCAGCTTTAAGCTGCTCTGATTGAAACGTAAGATCATTAAGTTTAGTTGAAATATCTCTCAATTGAGAGATAGCATATTTCTGTTCACCGTTAAGACTATCAATTTCATATTCCTTATCGTTCACCATAACGGTAGGAACTTTATTCTCTTCTGTCATAATTTTCTCCTGGACATTATATAATTAATATAGTATATATTTTATCAAAGTGCAACTACTTTAGCCTTCTAATAAAGCTGTTGGAGGCGTAAAGTTTGCAGTGTATCTTGCTAGACCTTTTGTAACACGAATGTCTTCGAAGTAACCATTGCAATCTTGCACGCCACCGAAGCCTCCAAAGTAGCCATCAACATCACCTACACTGGTTGAATAAGAATAACTAAAATCTTGATTCCCGTTAACATATCCATAAATAACACCACTATTTCTTACTACAGCAATATGGTACCACTGCCCTGTTGATAAAGTTGTCGATCCAGTTGCCTGTTGAGTTGAAGTATAAGGTTCTAAGTGTGGTGTCGGTCCATCTACGTACAATGCTATACCATTGTTTGATCCGTCTCTAAGTGCAAATAGTAAATTCCATGCAGCCCCAGCAGAAGGCAGTGAATTAAAGTAAACCCAAGTTTCAGCAGTAAAGTCTCCACTGCCCATTGAAAGCTGCGATCCTACATTTGAGGCTGTGAGATAATCACCAGTTCCATCAAAATATATTGATTTTGAACTAGCAAACTTAACCTGAGTAGTTGAGCCAGTAGTATTGCCAAACAGCTTTAAGTTAGCGCCTTGAGACTTATCTATGATTGAAGCATCTGTGCCTTTGATGTGCAGTTCTGCGCCAGATGAGGATAGTGGTGCAGTAGGAACGGTAGATGACCCAGAAGGAGTACCAGAAACTACTTTTAAATCGGAAACATAACCATCAAGTTCATATGAACTATCCCACGAACTACCTAAAGTACCTACGTGAAAATTTGTACTTTGTGGGTTTGTGGTGTTTGAAGCCGTGCCTACGGAAGACCCGTTTATAAACAATTCTATTTGTGAACCGCTGTACTGCGCTTCAATGTAATACCAAGTTTTGGGTACAATACTACCAGCACTAGATGTAACATTAGTGCTGCCAATCCCAAAGAAAAGACTTGAACCGAGCATTTGAATACTAACTCTACCTGCGTCTCCAGATGTTCCCTGAGACCAAACGGCGTCAGCATTAGAGGTATTAAAGTATGCCCAACAAGAAACGGTAAATGCGCCAGAAGGTAATACACTACTAAGTTGTAAATAATCCCCAGTGCCATCAAAATAAACAGACCCACCGTGATTTGTTGCTGAGTATTCATAGTAGTCGTAGGGCGAGAATGGCTTTGTGGAAACATCGCCGGTTGGTGTCAGCGTGTAAGTGTTACTAGAACCATCAGCAAGATAAGGTAAGTGACAAATATGTAATGCTGAGCCAGAGGAAGATAGCGGTTCAGTAGGTGGAGTAAAAATAGATGCCCCAACTGTTGTGCTAGAGGTTTGATATTCAGTTGGAATAGATGTGTTTACTCTTACGTCAAATAAATTACCTGTCATCAAATACTGAGCAGAAGAGCCATATTTTGAAAGAGTAAAAGTTAAATTCTCATTGAGAGGCGTTACAGACTTTGTGAAAATTAACACACCGTTAGCAAACAAACGACTTGTTGACCCATCATTAGAAAGAACAAAATGGTTCCATTGGTTTGTTATAAGATCATAACTTGTGATGTTATTATCTGTTGCATCTCCGGGGCTGCATCGCCAATCCCCAGCATTAGTATGTCCAACGTACCAGCGAGAAACAAAGCTACCAGCACCTTGCGTACTAGCAATAAAGAAAGCATAGTTCGTAGCGGATGTTATATATACCCAACCCTCAATACAGCCTCCACTGCTAAGGTTTATGGCAGAGTTTGTATCTATATAATCCCCAGTACCATCAAAGTAAGTAGAATAACCCCCACTCCGATACGGGCTAAATGTACCAACGTGAGCATCGCCGTTTACTGTAATACTATGGTTATTTGAAGATGCATCGGTAATATTATTGTTATCAGATGTGTCTACTGCTGTCGCTAATAAAGTAGTGTACTTACTGTCAGTAATTATAGTAATAAACTCTAATGTAAAGCTGTTAGCGCTCGTCGCAGTATTAATTCCGTCGCTAGCTGTAAATGTTAGACTAAATGTACCAGCATAAGCTTCAGTTGTAGTAGGAGTAACAGTGAATACATTATCACTCTGAGCAACAGTTGCGGTTGTACCACCACCATTAGTAAGAGATCCGGTAGTAACAGCATAGCTATAAGTGAGAGGTACATTCTCTGGATCATTAGCTGTAATAGTAATTACAGT